ATACACATGGACTTTCTACAAGTTTGCAACCTTCAAGGGTTATGTGGACATTCGCTGGTTGGGTACATCCAATGGTTATTACGGCGAAGGTGTTGATGTGGAACACACATCCAAGGTGCCAGCATGAAGTTGGACTTTTACCTAAAGTGGCTTGCCACTTTTGTAATTGTCCTGGCTACACTTGCAAACGCCTTTGATGTTGTTCCGCTTAACAAGATACTATTCCTATTAGGATGCGGATTGTGGGCCTGGGTTGGTGTGCTATGGCGCCAACCTTCTCTTTGGGGCTTGAATGTATTCTGCGGCCTGGTTTACATAGTTGGTTTGTTAAGGTAGTACTTTAGTACTAATACTTTAGTTAAGTTTCGCGATTGTTGTAAAAATGCAACAAAAATAGACCAAAAAAACGGTTGACCAAATGGTCCAGTTTTGCTATAATTATTGCATAGGTTAACAAAACAGGAGTTGAAATGATTCGCTTTGCAATTGGTTTTTTGATGGCTTTTGGGGCAGTTGGCACCTTAGAAGTTAACCCCGACGCCAGCCTGCTTGCCGCGGCAGTTTTGGCAATTGTGGGCCTTACAATCATGGCATTTGGTGTTGCAAAAATACAACAACAAAACGGTTGACGTTTAGATCAAACGGCGTTATAATTAACACATAGCAACAAGGAGTTCAAAATGGGTACACGTAGTCGAATTGGCGTTATGCATGGTGATGTTTGCAAATCTGTTTACTGCCATTGGGATGGTTATTTGGAGTACAACGGCAAGATGCTTCTGGAAAATTATGACAGCTCTAAGGCCAACTTCTTGGTAGCACTTGGCGACATTTCAACTTTGCGTAAAGGTATTGAAATCCCCGAAGGTGTTGAGCATTCGTTTGATAAGGCTAACGACGACATCACTGTTTTTTACGGTCGCGATCGAGGCGAGACAGGTACTGAGTTCAAGGTAGATCACACTTTTGAAGACTTCATGAAGCGAGTGGATGGTTGTGGTGCTGAGTATTACTACATCATGCGCGATGGCGAGTGGTACGTTGGCGACAACTATGGCTCTACCCCTATGAGTGGTAAGTTGGTGCCCTTGGTAGAAGCAATGGCATCTGTTAAGGAAGTTGCATAATGAAGTCCGTGGCCGACATGCAAGAATACATTAGGTCACGGACTACTCAAGAGCTACGGGCAGAGTTTGAAATTTATAAAGCACTGTACAATCAAGGGCTAACAGATGTCTTTACAGAACTGTTGGCCATTGAACTTGACAGTAGAGCACAGAGGGATGAATAATGTCATACGCAGAACAGTGGCCACACCTGGCACGAGTTACCAACAATCTTGAAACGCACCATGTTTCGTATGTTGGAGCTCACTTAGAAGATTATAGTATTGAGGTACAAATTGATTATGCAGACTATACCGCATTCATCATCGAATACAGTGATTGGAGCGACCGCCAAGATGCGCTCGAGCCAGGCTTCGATTGGTAGGCTAGCTACCTCATTGAGAGAAAAACGTTTAGCAAGAGAACAGAAATCTATGACCAAACTTACACTACGACAACGACTACGAAACTGGTTGATGGCAGAGCCCGAAGAGGAGGTAGAACTTGATTATGCAAAAAGCCCCTCAGATGACGATGATGATCTTCGCATTGACCACGACTCGGCAATTCATTTTTCTGTAATCCCAGCAGCCGGTGGAAAGATTGTACAGATTCGATATTACGATAAGGTAAAAGATCGTAACCTTACTAAGTTGCACATCATTACACCCGACGAGCGACTCGAAGAAGCACTTGCACACATCTTTCAAATTGAAGTCCTGAGTAGGTAATACTCAAGTACTACTTTTTTGTTGCAAAAATACAACACTTTTTAGCCAAAAAATCTGGTAAAAATGCCAAAAAACGGTTGACCATTTGGGCGTGATCCGCTATAATAAACACATAGACAGCAACAAACAGGAGTTGAAAATGGAATATGCGATCGCTTATGTGGCAGTTATTTTTGTTTTGCAGGCCATTGCCGCAGTTCGCACACCGCGTGAAGACTGCCAAGTGGTAATCTTTGCCACAGTGTTTTGGCCATTGATGATTGTTTTGATTTCTGCTTCCTTTGCACTGGAGTTTGCGGGCATTGGTTTTGATATGACCAAAGGTGCTAAACTGTTTGGCGCTCGCAAGGCAACCAACCCTAACGTGCAAGGCTTTGCCATCACCTTGTTCTACGTCGAGTTTCAAATGTGGCGTAAGGCTTGATACATTGCTAAAGATTATCAAAAACAGTAAACAGGAGTTGAATATGACAGTTAAGCGTTTCAAACAAGCCCAGCGTTTTCGTGTTATTGTTGGCCCAGCATGTTTCTATGCTACAGCAAAACAGATTCGCAGTGGGCTTGGTGACTTTACTACTTGCAACGCCGCAGTTCAGAAAGCCCTGGACGCTCTTGAGTTTTACCGTAGTGGCACTGGTGTTGAATCTGCTTGCACTGGCCATGCCGGTACCTGGGAAGGTTTGGCAGTTCAACTGAACGTGGCCTAATATGATAGCAGTCCGCGAAACTACAGTTTGGAAAGATGTCGCAGTGCAACCAAACCATGTGTATCTCATGGATGGTGACAAGGCAGTTGCATACATTAAGTGGGGACAAGGCGAAGCGTTTTATTTTAAGAACCCTTTGCGTCTTGACAAGCGTGGTCGCAAGTTTGAAACACTCAAGTCCAATCCGTTTAAGGCTAAGATTGTTTCTAACATGATTCGTGTTCAAGGTAGCAAGGGCAACGTTTATGAAGTAGATCCTGATGCTAAGACTTGCACCTGCCCTGGTTTTACATTTCGTGGCGCATGTAAGCATATCACAGAGGTATTGAAATGAATGAAGCACTAAGAGAAATTGCAGTCGAAGCTGGCGCACCAGAGGACATGCTAAACAGCATGTGGTTTAACATCTTCTGTATGAAATTTGCCCATCTAATTATTTTAGAAATGGAAGCCGAATACAAATGACTGCCCTCACAGACATGATTGATCGTGAGATCAAAGTAGATGACTATGTTGTATTTTACAGCAACATCTACCAAGTCAAAGGACTTGGCAAAGCTCGCGATAACGGTCGAGGCAGTTTGAAAATGATCCTTATGGACAAAAGTAAAACAACAAAGGCAGTTACCAAGTTTTCTAAAGACGTTTGCTTGGTTGACAAAGAAGATGTTGTAATGTGGTTGTTAAAGGGACGCCCATGATGGTACTATATCACTTTAAAAAAGATGGCTCGGATAAGATCTGGGGTTGGACCAAGACTACCGACGGTGCTATAAGTTTTTGGGGCAGGACCAAAGGCTCCTTAAGTTTCAAGCATTATGAACGTGTTTGGGACGCAGAGGATCAAGCCGATAAAAAGCGCCGCAAAGGATACAAGTTGGTTAGCAATTACAATCAAGAAATTGGTCCGGAAGTATTGGACCTACTGCCCGAAGATTGGAAGGGCCAGTTCATGATTGCCAAATTGGGTCAAACAAAATTTTAAAAAATTTGCCAAAAAGTGGTTGACCTTTCTAACACTTTATGGTATAATAAGAACATGAACAAGACGTTCATGCCCGACAGCAAGCGGTTTCTTGCTACGTGTACATACACACACAGGAGTATTTTAAATGACTGATAAACTTTTCACCGTGGCAGGCTATTCTACTAAAGATGGCAAGACCAAGCCTCGTTTTGCAACGGACATGACCCGTATCAAGACGCTTATCAAAACTGGTAGCACTGATATCCAACTGTACGAGTTGGCCAAGCCTGCTACTAAAATCGAAGCACTGGAGTTCTTGCATGCCAAGAATATCCCGGGTGTTGCTGGTGTTGCTATTGCAGAGGAACTTGCAAAGCGTACCAAGCGCAAAGTTGCCGACCTCATCAAGAACGGCAATCAAACTAAAGCAGCCTAATTGGTGCTTGCCTTACGGGGGCAGGCACAATAGCCCCCAATAAATTTTTAAAGGATGCACATGTCAGCTCAAACCACTTTCGTTATCCATGCACTTGAAACTCACAATAGTCGCCTTGACAAAGAAGCTATTGTATTGGCTGAAGCCCAAGCAGGTAACGATGTGTTCTTTGAAGGTGTGCGTCTTGCACTTGACCCAATGGTCACATTTGGCGTTAAGAAGATTCCCAAACACTCTGGTCCCGATGGTCAAGGTCTGCCTTGGGCCGCCTTCCGTGTTCTTGCAGACAACCTTGCACAACGTAAGCTGACAGGTGATGCCGCACGTGATGCCATTGAGCTTTGCCTTAAGACTGCCAAGCAAAGCGAGTGGAATGACTGGTACATGCGTATCCTGCAAAAGGATCTACGTGCTGGCTTTGGCGAAAACACCATCAACAAAGTTGTAGGTAAGAAGTATGCAAAATATAGTATTCCTATTTTTTCTTGCCAGCTTGCTCACGATAGTGCTAATCATGAATCGAAAGTATCTGGAAAGAAACTTATCGAAGTTAAACTCGATGGTGTCCGCGTTATCACTATTGTGTATCCAGATGGGCGTGTTGATCAGTATAGCCGTAACGGTAAAGAGCTTGTTAACTTTCCACATGTGAAAGAGCAGTTTGCACGAACCGTTACAGGAGTTACCGAGCCCGTTGTTTTTGACGG